GATCAAAGAAGCTGTGCAAATTGGACTTGCTCGAGACATGGGCACAGACTATTTTGCTGATCCCCGTGGAAGATTGATGGGCATCAAAGACAAGAACGGTCAAGTAAGCACAGGTTGGCCCAGCATGGATCGTAGATTGTTTGGTGGTTTCAATCGAGGTGAGCTGAATATCTTTGCAGGTGGATCGGGTGCAGGTAAAAGTTTGTTCTTGGCTAACCTAGGTGTGAACTTTGCACTTGCAGGATTGAACGTGGTTTATCTAACTCTAGAACTTTCAGAAGCATTAGTTAGTATGCGTATTGATGCAATGTTAACCGGTATTGCAACCAAAGACATCTTCAAAGACTTAGATGATGTTGAAATGAAAGTCAAGATCATTGGCAAGAAATCTGGACTGTTACAGGTCAAGTATATGCCCAGTGGCAAGACTGCCAATGATATTCGTGCATACTTGAAAGAATATGAAATCAAAGTAGGCAAGAAAGTTGACGTTTTGTTGGTTGACTATTTGGACTTGTTGATGCCATTGAGCAAGAAGATTTCACCAGCAGACTTGTTTATCAAAGACAAGTATGTATCAGAAGAATTGCGTAACCTAGCCGTGGAAAAGAACTGTGTGTTTGTTACAGCGGCACAGTTGAATCGTGGTGCTGTTGAAGAAGTTGAATTTGATCACAGTCACATCAGTGGCGGATTATCTAAGATTCAAACCGCAGATAACGTATTCGGTATCTTTACCAGCCGTGCTATGCGTGAACGTGGACGTTATCAATTGCAGTTAATGAAGACTCGTAGCTCGAGTGGTGTTGGCATGAAGATCGACTTAGAGTTTAATCTCGAAAGTTTGAAAATCAGCGATTTGCCGGAAGATGAACAAGAAAGCACAAATGGTGCGGGTCGTGGCGGGTCAAGCATTATCGAACAGATCAAACGCAAAACTGAACTTACTACACGTGAAGAACTCAATGACAGTAAATCTGGTTGGGAACGTGCAGAGCCCAAAGACGGCTTCAGTCTAGATAAACCCAAGGTTCGAGCACAGGTAGAAAGCACAAAACTACGTGAAATTTTAAATAGCATGAACACAGATGAAGAATAAAGTAGTTGAGTTGTTGAAGTGGTTGCCTTCTGAAGGTGAAGATATTGAGATAGATTGGCCCAAAGTACATAAAAGCCTAGGAGTAGATCAGACCAATTGGCTTATTACACAGCCCAAAGAAAAATGCCAGTTAGTACTGTTACGCAACGACATGTATTGCCGATTAGCTGCGGAATTCTATGATGAAGCTGCATTGATTAACTATCACTTAATGTGGGCTAAATAATGGATGCGAGCAAAAGAGTTTATAACTGAGCGAGAAATGCCCGAGCGCAAGAGTCGGGCAATGAACACTGCCTTTGAGTTTCCTAGCATGCCCAGTTCAGATGGATATCAAGTATACAGATTTGGTATTGCCATGGCCAATCACGAAGCACCACCCTATGGTCCTGCTGGTCAACATGCTGTGATCAGTGCCTACACTCCCGAAGAAGAAGAGATCATACATGCAGCTGAACGAGCCACTGGTCATAAGGGACAATTACTAGCTGATCGCGGCAGTCACGAGTCCAGGAGCACAGAAACAGTAAGTCCTGTGGCAAAACCCAAACGCAATCGCTACGGAGTTTGATGTGCGATTAAGAGAATTTTCAAACAACGACGTTGTCACGGTAAATGCAGATCTCAACCCCAAAATTTGGCAAGAGGGCAGGCTGGACGGTGAAGTGCGTCTAAAGCTGATAAAGATCGCCCGGGCCTTTGTGGATTTCGTAGGCATAGATCTAGACATCAAAGACTATACAATAACAGGAAGCAATGCCAACTACACCTGGAGCAAGTACAGCGATCTCGATCTGCATGTGATCATTGAAGGTGAAGTCACAGATGAGCAACGAGAGCTGTTTACTGCTAAAAAGGCACTGTGGGCAGAATATCACGATATCACTGTAAAAGGCTTGCCTGTGGAGTGTTATGTCCAAGGCGAAACAGAAACACATCACAGCACCGGCGTCTACAGCATTGTAAAAAGCACGTGGATCATCAAGCCACAAAAGACAGAACCCGATCTAGATGATCAAGCAGTGGAAGCCAAAAAAGACAGCATGCTGGGTCAGATAGAACAGGCCTTGTTGAGCAAAGATCTAGAAAAATTGCGAACAGTCAAAGACAAGATCACAGTCATGCGCAGAGCTGGGTTGGATCGTGCTGGAGAGTGGAGTGTAGAGAACGTGGTGTTTAAGATTCTGCGCAATCTAGGCTTGATAGATCAAATCACCGAAAAAATAAGAGAGCTGGAAGATGACGAGCTGAGCCTAGAACAGACTCAGCAGTTAGATTAGTCTAACTTATAAAACTCTCTGACATCCCAACTGTGTATCTTGTAGACCACAAATCTAGTTGCTTCTTCAAAAGAGGGGAACGTCTTTGCGGTCAACGTGCCCCCGACTAGATAATAGGTAACCTTCCACACTAGTCTTTTCTGCCACCAAACAACTGTAAGAGATTTAAGAACAGGTTAATAAAGTCCATATACAGTGTCAATGCACCCGATACTTCCACAGCAGGGCTAGTATCCACTGAAACCATTTCACGTATTTGTTGTGTGTCATAGGCAGTCAATCCCAAGAAGATAATAATTGCTAGGGCTGAAATAACCATCTGCATCACCGTTGAACCAATGAAGATATTAACAATGCTGGCGATCACAATAGCAATTAGCCCCACAAACATGAACTTGCCCACGCTGTCTAGACTGCGTTTGGTAAAGTAACCGTAGCCGCTCATCACAGCAAACAGGATAGCTGCGCCCATAAAGGCACCTACAATTGATCCCATGGTAAACACGGCAAAGATCATTGAAAAACTCAAGCCCATCAATGCCGCAAACCCGTGTAGGCAAAGTTGTGCAACACCTTTACTGGGATTGGTACCTAGCACATAACTCACACCGAATATGGCAGCCAAGGGTGCAAAGATCACGATCCATTTAAGCACACCTGTAAAAAAGAATGCCAACAGCTCGGGTGTGGTGCCTACCCAGTAGCTGACCAACATTGATACTACAACTGCCAGGCTCATGTGACCGTAGACACGACCCATGGCACTATTGACTTCTTCTGCGGAGCGATAATCTGAGATACCGCCAGTGTAATTTGTTCCGAACATTTGGACTCCTTGGTTATTTGATATTGAGAATATACGTTGCTAATTTCTTGGCATCCACGTCAGAGATCTGTGGGTGTGCGGGCATGGGCATGGCTCCCCAGACTCCAGCACCACCAGCACGTATTTTTTTGGCCAGTTTATCAGTGGCATCTGCTTGTCCACGATACTTGTTGGCCACGGCTTTGAAACTCGGACCTACCACAGTTTGGTTGACATTATGACAGGCCAAACAGTTGTTTTTCATCAAGAGATCATTGTCTGCCCACGCTGGCGAGGACATCAAGATCAAACTCATAATCACAGTTTTCATAATTACTCCTTGTGGTTGCTATAACCTTAATTATACAGTATAATATTTACACAGTCAACAAGTGACTGTGCCAAAAACACCGTTTTTGGATCTTCACAATAAATACGCATATAACTTACACCAATCATGCTACATATAATCAACGACCTACGAGACAATCTACTCACACTGATCAAAGACGATCCTGTGAGACCCGAACTCACGCCCGAATTCCGTGTGAACTCAAACTCAAAGATATTTGTGTTGAGAGACGATGTCACCGACGAACCCCTGGCCGTGACCTGCGTGAAATTCTTGGATGGCATTCCGCACAGTGTGGATGGCTTGGCTGAACTAGCGGTGCATACCAATACTGCTGTGTTCTATACCATTTGGAGTTATGCGCAGGGTGCGGGACGCAGATTGATTGAGGAAGCACAAGCAGAGATTCGATTGCAAAATCCTGAAGTTGATACCTATGTGACTCTGAGCCCCAAGACTGAGATGGCTCGTAAATTCCACCTTAAAAACGGTGCGGAAGTGTTTAGAGAAAATCCCGATACCGTGAACTATCTGTACAGATAATCAACTGCGGTGAGTTGGGGTATACAGGCGCACAAAGCCCTGCCATGTGTCACTAGTTCTAGCTGTCATTCGAAGTGCCAACTGTTGTGCCACTTCCTCGGCCAGCACACGTTGACGCTGTGTGAATACAGTACCAGTGAGATCCTGTGTTTTAATAGTTTGTCCAGTGACAGTGTTGCGGGCCATGGGTAATAGATATTGGTTGTTCATGCAGTTATTTATCGTGGTTAAATATTTATTGACCACACAGCAGCAACCTGTTATAGTCAAGTATAAATGAGTAAAATTATGAATCATAGAGGAAGGGTATTGTTTATCGGTGATAGCCACTGTCACGGGTATTGGTACGACAAATCAGCTGATAAAGTGTGGTTGTGGGACGAGAACAACTACTCTACAATATATGCCTGCCACTTGGCTAGTAGTCAATGTTATGTGTATTCACAAGGTGGTGCTCCAAACAGAAAATATGTAAGATGGATTCGCCATATGTTAGAACAACATAAGGATATTTCCGCAGTTTCTCTGCAGGCCACATACTGGGATAGATGGGTAATGGGCTGTAACCTCGCTGAAGATGACACACCGGGTTTTGGATTTCCTATGCTGTCTGTGGGGTATTTTACAAAACAGTTTTTGAAGTCTGATAAGTTTATTCTCTACGAGGACAACAAAACCATAGATGGAAAGATTGTAGAGTGGAATGAAAAGCCTCATTGGATACAAAAAATTAAACCCTACAAAGACAACTATCCAATCAGCGGCGGAACACCTTGGCAAGGATACGAACGTAATTATATGCAGATTAAACTTTTCAACGATATGCTAACACATATCACCAACGAAGACTATCACAAAGACATTGCCTTGATCGATGCAATGTGTGCAGAACGAGATATACCAGTGTACCTATGGAGGATTAATACAAGGGTTGATCTTCCGCTGACCAACAGGTTTAGAGATCTACAGGCAATTAAAATTATGGAAACACCGGCAAACCTGTGGATTAACGAACAACTAGGTGTTGATATTGAGAATATGAAAGTTGACGAAGAACATTATAGTCTTGAAGCGCATACGCTAATCGCCCATCACTTCATACCTCACCTGCTAGGTTAGCTGATAGTAATTGTGTTAGTGTCATACCACGGTCCTTAGGTTATACTGACGCAATATATGATCAGCGAAATTTTTGTGATGTTCCACACTGGGATGATGATCAGACCCTGTTGTGGGCAGGCTGGGATCATGTATGATTCTACAGCTATCATGATCTATATCAAGATTATACCATGAGGCAGGGTCGGGTATCACCCAAGGTGCTTGCAGGCTGGGATCTAGATCTTGCCTAGCTGCGTCAAGTTGTGTCAAGTATGGTTGAGGTTCTACACTGAGGTGTATGACTCTAGCACCCCGTGCTCGAAGGAATCCGTCACACATGGTCTGCAGAACTAGACTGTTGTGATATCTGTCGTAGACGCCCAGGGAATCAAATGTGTATCTTGAACTGTTGTGTATGAAGGTATAGATTCGTTCATCAATGTCCTTGTTGCTGGTATCTGCTAGACTGACACCAAACAACTTGTTGAATCCCGGTTTTACATAGGTGTGCCAAAAGCCCGTGTCAACAAGGTGTGTGAGTGGTACACTGGTTCTTGCTGGCCACTGTAGACTCACACGGCTGAGATAGGTCCACATCACAATGACTAGATCGCCGGGTTGAATACTTGGAGCTGCCACAGCACACTGTCTAGCAATCTGCTGAAAACATGAGCCACGACGAGCATGATTGATCACAGGAACACCAAGATGATTGCCTACGATCTGCGGCCAAGCATGCTGACTGGGTGCAAGTATGTGTTCATCACTCCAATGTGCAGGACGTCCCAAAGCAGCCAATGCTTCAGCATCAAGCGGTGGTCGTACAACGTCGGGCAGTGCATGTCCTTGTGTGATAGAACAGCCAAAAGTGTGTAGTGTGGTCATATACACTAATTATCCATGATAGCTTGCGGGGGGAGATTATTCTGGCGAAGCGCAGCGCAAAATTTTTTTGTGCAGAGCACACAGCGCAAGATTTTTAGCGTCTAGACAGGAACACCCCAAGCTGAAGAACTGTTCTCGCCCACACCTATCACACAGGCCATCACGGAGGTGTATTCAATCAAGGTCCATGCGCCAGTTTTGAGATTCACAGTGAGCACAGTGCTGGTACCTTGTTCACTAGTAGATCCACGCCATTGCGGCGTTTCTCCAAATTCTTCCACCATGGTTCGAAACACCTTTTCTGTGCTTTCGCATACCACAGGCTTGTTGAGTCTGCGTGGTTCAGCATGAGCCAGAGAGGTTGATAGTATGAGCGCAAGGATTAAAAACTTTTTCATATGATATTTAACGAGATCAGTCAAATAAAGTACGGCAAACTCGGGTATGTTCGGGCCAACGTAGAATCCATATATCAGCCAGGCCTGCATGACTGAACAAGAGCCACCAATCTGATATTATAGTATCTAAGAATAGTTCAGGATTGGGTGTGCTGCGTGGCCAATAATGCACTCTGGGATTCCATGTGTCTAACAACTTGATCTGTGCGTCAATCAGAGGATCCAGATAGATCAACAGCATATATGATGCCTCCTAGGCTGCTTTGATATATTTCTGCACATGCTAGGATCCCGAACTCCATGCAGTTGAGTGGATCTATCAGCAGGATATACAGCATGATATATTTACACGCTAGGACTATATATCTGTATGCTAACTCTAGTTGACACCACGGGTGAATACAATTGCACTGTGACCATCAAAGGTGCTGTGGGCGTGATACGTATACACGATCTAGTATGGTGTCCCGCAGATAGGCAAGACTTGTTGGAGATATACTACTGGGAAAGTTACGCAGTGCTACAAGGTGCATATCACTGCTGTTTTTCAATTCCGGGTAAGGTAGTGTTGTTGAGCTCGTAGCACCCACGGAAATGCATGTGCCATGGACATGACAAACCACATTGCTGGCATTTGCCAATCTTGACCACAGTGTGTGCTTGGTGCAAGCAGACTCCATAAAAACCCTGCAAAGAACAAGGGAGCTGGAGCAAGACTTAATATGGTGTATAGTGTACGCATGGTGTATTTATAGTGAAATTATCTTAGATACTCTACATAGTAGCAGACAGCGGCCAGCACAACAACCACAAAAACCCACGCCCATGCGTCCCAGTGATTGACTTCACCGTGCTTGTAGTAGTAGTAGATATCCTGATCAGGATCGTAATGATAGGTCTTGCCATTGCGAGTAATGATTTCATTGTAGGCATCGTTCATGACAATATATAGCCCAAATGGGTCTTGAAGCCTAAAAAATTGGCAGCAGTTTTTTTAAATGGCGCCTCGTAGTATGCTCATGGTGATTTCCGTGTCAGCGATCTTATACACGTTGTAGCACTCTCTGCGGATCTTCTTTAGGCTGGGTTTTGATCTACGGCCACCTGCATCGCTGCTCAATGGCTGTAACTGCACTTGATTGCTGGCATCGTAGACTTGGATGACTCGAGCTAGAATGATTCTATTGTGTTCGGTGACTAGGCAATGATCTCCGGGTGAGAGATGTTGTCCAGCAATGTCTCTGTGAGCGAGTGAATGGTTCATAGTAGAAAAAGGGTTTGAAGTTGGAAAAAATTGGCTGCGTAAAAAATTAGGGTGGAGTACTTATGCTTTCAAGGTGGTGATTGCTACCATACTGTTGTTATTATACAACACTACACACGTATACCGACCACC